TATTTACAAATATAAAATATAGGAGGTTAAAGTTGTTAGAGATAAATAAAATTTATAACATAGATTGTCTCGATGGTTTTAAACTATTATCTGATGAAAGTATAGATTTAGTTTTTACTGACCCACCATACTTAAAAAAATATCTTTATTGTTATGATTATTTAGCAAACGAATGCCCAAGAATTATGAAATATGGTGCGTCTTTATTAACCATAGTTGGTCATTATGCTTTAGAAGAAGTAATGTATAAATTTAAAGGTAAATTAAAATATCGTTGGATTTTATGTATGAATCAGTTTAATGGTAAACATGCGAGAATGGCTATGGGTATTGAAGTTATGTGGAAACCTATTTTATGGTATGTGAAAGGTGCTTATCCAATGGGCAGGGGATTTTTAAGAGATGGAATAGAGATTACTGGTACAGCAGGACAAGAAAAGAAATTACATATATGGGAACAAGATTTGTCGTGGGCATTATATTACATAGAAAAATTAACTAAACCAGGGGATTTAGTTTTAGATCCTTTTATGGGAAGTGGAACTGTGGCAGTTGCTTGTAGGATGTTAAATAGAAATTTTATTGGATTTGAGATTAATGAAGATTATTGTGATATTGCAGAAAGACGAATTAAAAATATAAGTAAAACTGAGAAAAATGAAGAAAAACAAAGAAATAAAGAAATTATTTTTGGATAAAATGTTAATTTTATACAAGTTACAAATATAATTTATAGGAGTTGATAACTAATAATTATAACTAGACAATGGGCAATGCCCAATAAAAATACATTTGAAATTAAACCTATAAAAGAATTAATACATAGATATTATTTGCCTGACGAAATATGGCTTAACCCTTTTGCAAATAAAAATAAATACGGAATTACAAATGATTTAGATGAACAATATGATACAGATTATCATATGGATGCTCTGGATTTTTTAAAATTATTTAGAGATAAAGTAAAAAATAAAGAAATTATTGTAGATGGTATATTATACGATCCTCCCTTTAGTCCAAGGCAGGTTGTTGAATGTTATAAAAAATTAGGTAAAACTGTAAACATGCAAACTACACAATCAAGCTATTGGAGCAAACACAAAAAATTAATAAGTCAGATAGTAAAAAAAGATGGTTATGTAATAAGTTGCGGATGGAATAGCAATGGAATAGGTAAGAAATACGGATTTGAAATAATTGAAATATTATTAGTGCCACATGGAGGTTGGCACAATGATACAATTGTAACTGTTGAGAAAAAGGTGATATAAATGCCACGTCAAATAAAATGCCAATATTGCAATAAAAAATTTGACAAAATAGAAGGCAATTATGAAAAAGTAAATACAAAATATTACCATAAAGAATGTTTTATAAAATGGCAACAAGAAAATCAAGATCGACAAGAATTATATGATTACATAAAAGAGATATTTCATATAACTTTTCCAACTGGCTTTATGCTTAGGCAAATAAAAGAATATAAAGAAGTAAGGGGTTATACCTATAAAGGTATGACCCTTGCTCTAAAATATTTTTTTGAAATACAAAAAAACAATCCTAAAGTACAAAGTTTAGGAATTATACCCTATATTTATGACCAAGCTAAAAAGTATTGGCGTGATATAAAGATTAAACAAAAACAAATGGAAAAAGATGAACAACCAAAAGAAAAAATTATAATTAATATTTTTTCAGAAGAAAATAAACCAATTGAATTAAACGATATTGCAAATCTATAAAGAGGTGAATTTAGGATTGATTCAAAACGATTATATACAAGATAAAAGAGCTATATTACAAGTTATAGGATGTTTAATTAAAGATTCAAGTTTATATCATAAATATGATTATATTGGATTAGATAGAAATGATTTTCCAGAAAGATTTCATAAAATTGTTTTTGCAGCAATTGAAAATTTGATAAAAAATGGTGTTGAAAAAATTGATGTATTTACTTTAGATAGTTTTTTAAGTAAATATAAAGAACAATATTTAGTTTTTGAGACAAATAATGGTATAGAATATTTAGAACAAGCAACAGAAATGGCAGAAATTGAAAATTTTGAGTATAATGCCATAAGAATAAAGAAATATTCTTTACTTCGAGATTTACAGAAAAATGGTTTTAATATTTTTGAGATATATAATGAAGATGACGATATAAAAATGGATTATTTTGATAAATTAACTCTAGATGACATAATTGAGCATTATGAAAAAAAATTATCTAATTTAAAATTAAAATATAATATGACAAAAAAAGCTATTCAGGCTGGAGAAGGATTAAGACAATTAAAAGAAGAGTATAAGAAAAAGCCGGAAATAGGCATACCTTTTCCAATGAACGGATTAACTAGTATATTAAGGGGTTTTAGAAAAGGTAAATTATATTTACATTCAGCCAGTACGGGTAGAGGAAAGACGAGACTTATGGCTAGTATGGCTGCTTATCAAAGTGTTTATTTAAAAAGACCAATTTTATATATAACTACAGAGCAGAAAGAAGACGAAATTCAAACTTTATTTCTAGCTTATATTTCGGGAGTGAACGAAGAAAAAATACTAACAAATAAGTATACTCAAGAAGAAGAAAAAATAATTGATAATGCAATTTCTTTAATAGAACAAAGTCCTTTATATATTGAATATGTACCAGATTTTACTCCTGAAAGAATTCAAAGCGTAATTAAACATCATAAACTTGTACATAATATTGAATATGTTTATTTCGATTATATTAAATCTACAGTTGAAATGTTAAGTGAGCTTGCTAATAAATCTTGTATTGCTGGGTTAAAAGAATACAATGTACTTTATATGTTTGCTGAAAAACTTAAAAGATTGGCTAATAAATTAGACATAGGTATATATACAGCCACACAATTAAATGCAGAAATATATGAAGCAAAAGATGATTATAATGAGAGATTATTGAGAGGTGCAAAAGCTATAGCAGATGCTATTGATGTAGGAATAATTATAAGAGAGTTAAATAAGAATGATATTAATTTATTAGAAGGAAAATTAGATATTATGGATATACCTAATTTATGTTTAAATATTTATAAAAATAGAAGAGGGCGAAAGGATATTAGTATATATGTTAAAGCAGATCATGGTATTTGTCATTATGAAGAAATTTTGATTTTAGATGCTAACGGTAAAGTTAAAAAAATACCAGATGTAGAAATAAATGTAATAGGTTAATTAGGTAGGTGGGGTAATGCCCTATTACAATGCTTATTTAAAGCAATTATCAGATGAAGATGTTATAAAAGTTATTGAAGATTTGGGTGGAGAAGTAAAAAAAATAACAAATAATGCCATTGTTTTTAGTTCAATATGTTGTAAACCAGAAAAATATAAATTGTATTATTGGTTGGATAGCAAAAAATTCTATTGTTTTTTAGATATATGTAACTGTAAAAATTATGATTTAGTAGAATTAGTATCGCATATAAAAAATATATCTAAATATGAAGCATTTGATTATATTCAAGTAATATTGGATATATTTTATAAACATAATTTATTTCAGGTACCAATAAAAAAAATAGATGATTTCAATTGGATAAATAAATTTAGAAAAAAGAACAAAGAAGTTCTACAAAATGACATTTTGGATGAAAAAGTTTTAAATCAATATATAGATAAACCTTATTGGGGTTGGGTAAATGAAGGTATTGGTATTAGTACACAATATAAATATGGTATAAAATATGATTTGGAAAGTAATAGGATTATTATACCTAAATATAATGTTAATGGGCAATTAATAGGAGTAACTGGAAGAACATTAGAAACTGATTATAGTGAAAATGATATTCCAAAATATTTTCCTCTTTATTCTTATTCTAAATCAATTGAATTATATGGTCTTTGGAAAACTAAAGAAGCAATAAAAAGGAAAAGAAAAATAATTATTTTTGAAGCCGAAAAATCAGTAATGAAGTGTGAAGAAATTTATGGCGATGATAATTTTGCAGTTGCAGTAGAGGGCAGTTCAATATCAGATGAACAAATAAAATTAATTTTGCAACAAGGTGTAAATAAAATTTTATTGGCTTTTGATAAAGAATACTATAGTATTTATAGCGAAGAATATCAAAAATACCGAAAACATTTATTAGAATTAGCTTCAAAATTTCGTAACTATGCTGATGTATATTTAATTTTAGACAAGTGGAATTATTTATCGTATAAAGATGCTCCAATTGACAGAGGGAAAGAGGTATTAGAAACACTTTTAAATAAGAAAGAAAAAGTTTAAAAAACTATTGATAAAATAAAAATATATGAGTATAATAATAATGGAGGGGATAAAAATTGAGGATTATCGGAAATGTTCCGTGTGAATGCGGTAAAATACATCCCGATCCTGAGTACATATACTATAATGATGAAGGTGATAAAGTTCTAGTATGGTGTCCTAATTTAAATAGATGGGTTCGGCCAGCTTGGTATGATAATATAAAATTTAAGGAGATAAAATATGATGAATAATAGAGAATTATTGGTTTGTCCAAAGTGCGGGAACTCTAAAAATGAGATTTATATCGAAATGAAGGAGTTAAAAATAATAAAAATATTTGTTAGATGTCCTAATTGTGGAAAAGAAAGTTTAGTAGCACATACAATATAAAAACAGTTTGTAATTTATGTGAAGGAGAATATTATGTTTACAATTTCAATACCAGAAGAAAAGTCAAAAATAAAACAGAAACAAGAATTAATTAATCATACAGCTTGTTTTACAGGTCATCGACCAGATAAACTTGGTGGTTATAATATGAAAAATCCTATTATGCTTAAACTCAAAGGAAAATTATTAGAAATAATTGAGGAATTAATTAAGGAAGAAGGTATTAATAGATTTATTTCAGGTGGTGCATTGGGAACAGATCAAGCTGCTTTTTGGTGCGTGCATATTCTTCAAAAGAAATATCCTGAAGTAAAAAATATAGTTGCTGTTCCTTTTGCAAAACAAGATGTATTATGGAACCAAGAACAAAAATATTGGTATCAAAAGATGCTTAAATTAGCTGACGAGATAGTTTATGTAGATGGAATTCTGGGATATCAAAGGGATAAAGAAACTCCTGTTGGAGAATTTAGTAAGAAAAAATTACGGATAAGAAATGAATATATGGTTGATAACAGCAGAATTGTTGTTGCTGTATATGATGGTAGTAGTGGTGGAACTTCAAATTGTCTTTGGTATGCACGTCGTTTAGGGAGAACAATATATAGATTAAATCCAAAGTACGATTTTGCTTTAGAAATTATATATGGATGGTAAATTATATGATAACTAAATTGATTACTGGAATTAAAAATTTAATAAAATGGTTTCCTATAATATGGAACGATAAACAATGGGATTATTATTATTTTTATAAAATTCTATATCATAAATTAAAACTGATGGAAGAATTTTGGAAAAGTGATGAACCTGTGTCTGCAAAAACTGAAAAAACAGCAAAACAGATTATGATAGCAAAGAATTTAGCAAAAAGATTAATGGAAAATAATTATTTAGATAATGCTTTAATGTGGCACGAACAGAAGTATCCTGATTATATAGATAAAGTATTTACAGTACCATGCAAAGATAATCCTAAAATTCATA